ATTTATATACAAGTAGATAAGGATTAAAAACACTTATCTCTTATCTAAATATTTAACAAGTGGCTCACCTGAACAAAAAGGGAGAAACAAACTTTAGGAGGAAACATATATGCGCAATGATTCTTAACGGAAGCACTAACTAGATCGGTTGGTGTTTTTGTTAGCAGTTACATTTGACAAAATTGAAAAATAATATTATACTTATTGCGTAATACGAGGTGGTAGCATGGCACTTAACGAAAACCAAAGAAAACGAATAGAAGCGTTATGGTTAGTAGACAATACGATAACTAATATAGCTAAAGAGATAGGGTGTTCTTATAACACCGCAAAAAAACACGTCTTAAGGCTTAAAAAGCAAGGTATTGATAAAAGTGCAAAAATTGCAAAATTGCAAAACACACCAACTAAATCAAAAACCAATAGACCAGGTAGACCATTACTATTTAGTAGTGTAGAGGAATTGGAAACCAAGATAGAAGCATACTTTAAAAGTTGCTGGGATTACAAGAGAGATATGTTTGGTGGAAGGTTAGAAGACAAAGTGCACACTGGAGAAGTAAAGAATGGAAAGAAACAATGGGAACACATTGGTTACATTATGGAGCAAGTAAGACCATACACCGTGAGCGGACTCGCAGTATACTTGAAAACAAGTAGAGAAACATTAATGAATTACGAAAAAAAAGAAGCATACTTTGACACAATAAAATGTGCAAAGGATAGAATCTATGCGTATGTAGAGGAAAGATTATTCACAAGCAGACCAACAGGGCCAATCTTTTCACTGAAGAATAATTATGGTTGGAAAGATAAACACGTTAGAGAAGATAATATAAATGTAGATAATAATATAGGTAAAATAATAGACTTAATGAGTGAAGCAAAGAATGAGGGTATAATACCACAAGATGAGATAAAAGAATTTAAGAAGGAAGAAGCTCATGATTAATTACTTCCCTTTCAGCAAGAAACAAAAAAACTTCTTTATAGATGTTATTGGGAATAAATATACGTTTGTTTGGGTAGAAGGTGGAATGAGAGCTAGAAAGAATGTAACAGCACTAGCAGCTTGGGCCACATTCTTAGAACAATCTAATGATAAGCTGCATTTAGCAATAGGAGCAACGGTAGCAACAGCAGGAACAAATATAGTAGAGAGTAACGGCTTTGGCCTTAAACATATATTTAAAGGTAGATGTAGAGAAGGAAAATATGAACTAAATAAGGCGTTATTTATAAAGATGCCAAATGGAACAGAAAAGATAGTATTGATATGTGGTGGAGCTATGAGTAATAGTTATACCAAATTTGAAGGTTATTCAATTGGTAGCGTATTTTATGATCAGTTTGAGCTATTACACTTAAAGACTATTAAAAAGTCAATACAACGAACAATAGCAGCTGAGAATAGAAAACATATAGTAACAGCAAATACAACTCATCCTGATAGTGAGATATATACATTGATAGAGCAAAATTGGATGAGAACAGGTAGATATAGATATTATCATTTTACAATGTGGGATAATCCTGCTATCAATAAGAATAGAAGGCGAGAAATAGTAAGTGAATACGATGTAGAAAGCGTATGGTTTAAAAATGATATACTAGGTGAACGAGTTGGATTAGATGACTTAGTATATGATTTAAAAGAATTAGAATTAGTAGATGAAATAGATATGGATGAACATATTATGATCTTAGACTTGTCAATAGATACAGGTTATAGTGTGTCAGCGTTTGCAGCAACTGTTTATGGATTAAGTAATAAACGCAGAATCTATGTGTTAGATACTGATTATTTCCAACCAACACAAAAGGCTAAGAAAGCACCAAGTGAATACTGTACTGATATTAAAAGACTTATGGAACGTAATGTTAAAGAATATCAAAGAGGATATGATACTCAATTAGTAGATAGCGCAGATGCAGCAATACGAAATCAAATGAGTTACCAATATGGGATAGACTTAGACCCATCGAAGAAATATGAAAAGAAACAAATGATTCAATATGTTCAAGACCTTATATCGTTAGGTAGAGTACGAGTATTGTTAGGAAAAGGCGATAATGAGAAGTGGGTACAAGAGCATAGAAGATATAGAACCAAAGAAGATAGTGATGAAGTCATTAAGAAACACGATCATACGTGTGATAATTTTCAATACTACGTATGCAATAACTTAAATAAACTAGGATTAGGTGATTAGATGAATAAAACAAAATTAGAAAGCATAAAGAGTGTGGTAAGTAAACAAGGACAAAATGTAGTGGTGGGTACATCTTATGATTTAATTCAAATTTGGAAAAGTTGGTATCGTGGTAATGTTAATGATTTCCATAGATATACAATCAAAGGTGCAGGTGGAACAGCAATTGAATGTGAAAAATTAACCTTTGGTATATCTAAAAAGATAGCGGAGGATTGGTCTAGTTTAATATGGAATAAGAAAGTTAAGTTTAATACAAGCAATGATAAAATCAATAAACAATTAGAAAAAGTATTAGATGATAATTCATATAGAGTAGAAATAGGCAATTTAATTGAGAAAGTATTTGGATATGTAGGATTAGGTGCTTTCATTGAATATCTAGTAGATGGTAATACAGTCATCGATTATATAAGTGGTGAGTATGTTATTATAACTGAAGGTAGAGGCACACAAGTTAAAGGACTTATCACTATCAATGAGATAGAGGTAAAGGATAAGTTTATAACTCATTTAACATTTCATAATATAATTGATGATAAATATGTTGTAGAACATCGAGCATACTTAAGTGTGAAAGATACTGAAATAGGTAATACAAACAACGAAGCGTTGTTATATATATTTGAGCAAAAAACATTAGATGATATGAAAGAGGAAATCGTAGATAAACACGGTAAAGTAATTGGGGTTAAATATGTTGTTATACATGAAACAAAGATACCTTGTTTCCAAATCATTAAACCTAATGTAACTAATAATTATGACACAGATAGCAAAATGGGAATACCAGTAACAGCTAATTCCATTGATACATACAAAGCATTAGATAACGCATATGAAGGATTGAATACTGAATCAGTTAATAATAAAACCATTGTTGTATTTAATGATAAAGCAACCAAGAAAAGAGCAAAAACTGACCCAGAAACGGGAGTAACAAGTTATGTGAAGTATGTAGATAATCACGATACACGTTTCATATCAGCACCAATGGGTGATAACGAAGATTGGGTTAAACATTTTGCAGGCACATTTAATTCTGAAGAATATATCAAAGCAATCAACAGCAATCTAAGTTGGGCAAGTTTTAAAGCGGGATTAGGAACAGGTTATTATAGTTTTGATGGAACTAACACATACGTTAATGAAAAACAAATCATTAGTACAAACAATGATACATGGAAGAACAAAGTTAAACATGAAATCATATTAGAGAAAGCATTTATAGGGATGATCAAAGCAATCATATTCTTAGAGCAATCACAAAAACGTATGCCTGTTGTAGAAATAGATACATTAAAAATAACAATTAAATTTGATGATTCTATTATCATAGATGATGAAGAACTTAAAAAGAACTCATTACAATTAGTAGCAGATGGTTATAAACCAAAATGGCGACATTTAGTTGAATGGGAAAACAAGACAGAAGATGAAGCTAAAAAATCTATCAAAGAAGCGGAAGAAGAAGATAATTTACAATATCAAATAGCTACACCAAAAGTAGATGAGGACAATGAATAAGAATAAGTTAATAGATGAGATTAACGAAGCTTTTATGGAGGTAAGCACCAAAGAGAAATCAAAGGCTTACGCTAAATATCTAAGAGAAATTAATAATGAACTTATTAACAATATTAAAGTGTTAGATGCTAGTAAAGTTAAGTCAATCGTAATGGGCGCTAAACTAAACATAGAAGATACAGCATTGTTGTTTATGATTTTGTCAGCAATCACAATTATCGTAAGTAAAGGACGTATGACTAAGAAAGAGAAATCACCCTTATTACCAATTATTGCAGTTATGGGTATATATAGTATTACACAGCCTAAAAGGTTTGTAGATAAGATACATAGGATAAACAAAAGAGGTAAACTCAACGATAATGAAAAGAAAGTTAAGAAATTGCTTAATACGTATAAAGATGACAATATTAAAACATATAACAAAATTAAACGAGATACAACGAGACAACTAATCAAGTCACAGCGTAAAACATCTACACATAAAGGTAGAGCTATGATGAACGATTTAGTAACTTTAGAAAAGACAGGTATGTCAACAAAGAAAATACAAACATTTATGAATAAGAAATACAATGCTAGTCATAATGTTGAAAGAGTATTAAAAACCGAAATGCACGCTCAAGCCGAATTAACAAAAACAATTCACGCAGAAAGTGTAGGACTAACACATAAAACATGGCGTACACAGGGCGATGCAAGAGTTCGTAAAACAAAATGGCATAATAAGGTTACAGGTAAACGAATACCGATTGCTAGCGAATTTCGAGCTGCAGGACAGCACGCTACACAACCTGGTGATGAGAGTTTACCACCAAAAGATAGAATAAGATGTAGATGTTATCTAGTTTATGACTAAAAATAAAATGGTGTAGTTAAGCGACAAAATGTTATATACTCACTGACAAAACACAGCAACAAAGATATACAATATAAATGGATGAGCCATTGTGGGCATAAACACAAATGAAACCACTTGGGGTTGATACCAAGATGAAGGAGTAAATGTATGGCAAAGTTTAATGTTAAAAAGATTATTGATGATTGCACAGTTGATGAAGTTGTCGATTATGCGAAAGTTAATGAGGAATTAGAACTACAAAATAAAAATGTAGTTACTAAAGAAGTTGATAAGGCAGTTGCAAAGATTGACAAAGACAGTATTATCAAATCATTCTTGCTTGAAAACGAGTTTGAAAGTGTAGATGCTTTTAATGCTTTTAAGAAAAATGGAGCAACAGCAGATACAGAAGAATTAAAAAGACTTAAGGGTGAATTGAAAGTAGCCACTGATACTTTAGATACTAAAGTTAAATCAGAGTTAGGTCTTACAAATGAACTTGCTACTTATAAGAACTTATCTTTATTAAGAGGTAAGGGTAATTTAGAGCAAGATCAATTAGAATTTTATGAGTATAAGATTAACAAATTAGAGGGCGAATCATTTAGTGATAAGTTAGATAGTTTTATTGAAACTAATCCTGATGTATTCGCAGTTACTCCACTTAATAATGTTATCAAAACAACAGGAACTAAAGCAGGTGTTGTTGATAAAGATGGCAAGTTAGGATGGGAGAAAAAGCTGGAAGAAAAATACGGCGAACTATAAACTAAAAGGAGAAACAAATTATGGCAAATCCAAAATTACCAACTGATGGTACACATGAATTACAAGAAAGATATGCAACAACTATTATTAAGATTTTAAGAAAGAAAAACCCATTAAGATTACGAGCAGGTAGAGATTATGAGGGAGATCCTAAAGCTGGAGCAATTAAGATTCCTCAAAGAGATACAGAAGTAACAGTAGCAGCATATGATGTAGTAACTGGAACACCATTAACAACTGGTGCAACAGTATATCGTACTGTAACAGTAGATAAAAACTATGCAGTAAATGAATTGATTGATGATTATGAAGCAGCAGCAGTACCTGATGGACTAATCGCACAAAGATTAGACAGTGCAGCATATAATATGGAATCACAACAAGAAGCGGACTTTATTGCTGAATTAGTAGATGCAGGAACTGAATCAAGTAATGGAACAGCATTAATAGCATCAACAGCTTATGGTTCAATCGCAACAGAGGTTGGAGAATTGTTAAAACTTGGTATTGATCCAATTACTATTACAGTAGCAATCACAACTGATATGGAAACATTGTTATTAACAGATGAAAAATATACAAACACAGCATCACAAATTGGTGCGGAAAGAGCAATGACTGGTGTAATTAATCAAGTTCGTGGAGCTTCAATAGTTCGTAGCGATAAGTTAGGATTAATTAACACAACTGAAAATATTGAGTTTATTGCCTTTTCAAGTGATTATGCACAAGCAGGCGATGAATGGAAAGTTAAACCATCAATTAATGATTTAAGAGATGGAGTTCATATCGGAGCGAGTGCATTACAAGGTAGAGATGTTTATTGGAACGATGTAACGAGAGCAACTGGCGTTAGAATCAAACACGACTCTGCTGTATAAAATTAGGAGGTAAGCATTAATGGCTTATAAAAATCAAAGTAAACAAGAATTAGTAATTAAGAACGGAAGAAATTATATATACCAACATAAAAACACTCGTGAAATCGAGGGCTTTAATGATTTAGAAAGAGCAAGAACTATAGCAACGAGTCCGAGTTGGATTCCAGTAAGCGATAAAGCGAAAGCTCTAACTAAAAAAGAAAAAGCGAAATTAGTTAAAAAAACAGAAACAGCAGAATAACAAAATAGCCCTATGTATATAATGTATGTAGGGCTTTATTCTTAATAGGAGTTGATACAATGATAATAACAACTGATAAACATATTGCGTACACATATGATGATAATATGTATGTTCCAACAAATGTATTATTCCAAGAGAAATTGAATTATGATATTCATAAAACAATAGGAGAAAACGAGGGTAACATATGGTTGGAAGAAATAGCTTGGTTTATTAAAGACTTTTGTATAGATCACGGTAGCAGTTCAGAAGATAACTTTGAAAATACTAAGAAAATTGAATATGAAATATATTTAAATGAACAAGATCAAGTTAAATATTTAAAACGAGCATATGTTGAAGTAGTAAGATACGCATTGAATGATGAAGGTGACCATGTAGGCTCACAAACAGGACTTAATGTAATCAAAGGGCAAATCATACCAGTTGAAGAATTAAGAGGGCGTAGAGAATTGTCAGCACGATTAGAACGAATTTTATATAATAGTGGATTATTATATGGTGGACAAAGAACGTGGACTATACCTGACACAGTAACAAGAGGAACAGACTACTAATGAGATTAAGTAATAAATACCATAAGTTTAGTGGTGAAGGACAAAAGCTCAAAGATGATGATTCATTAGAGTTTGAAGATTTAAAGTTCCCTATAAAATTCGACTATTTCAATGAGGTTAAGACACAATCGTTTCCGTTGTTTAAAGGTTACAATATTCATACAGGTAACACAACATTGATTACACAAGATATTAAAGAGCTTGAGGTTGATGATAGAGTATGGATAGATGGGAGTGCCTCGTTAATAACAGGGTTACCGTTTGAATATGAGAAAACATTATCAGGAAATAGACATAATACAAATAACAAAACTTATTTAATTATCTTAGAGGGTGGTTAGAATGAGTCTTTTGAGATACAGAGCAACTATCATAGCAAGAGATTTGACACCTAAAAAGTCATTGAACTTGGCTCTTAATGCGTTAAAAGATATTCCATTAGAGGGCGAAGATTTTATGTTAAGATGGCACGGATATATCGCACCGTATGTTGAGTATTTAGAAAGTTCTATATTTAGACCACATATGCACGATGACTTTATTAAGGTAAAGATAAAAGGTGCAGTAATAGGATTAGTAAACTCAATGAAAAACGGCACATTTCACGAAGATGGTTTCGCTGATATTGAGAGTAGAGTAGATAAACTACAACCACATCACGCAACTAATATTCAATTATTACAATCAATAGGAGGTGTTTCACTTGTTCAATGAAGATTTTAATACATATGTAGAAACAAAATTAAACTTAAATAGTCAAGATTTAACATTTCAAGTAGGCTTCTTCTTTAAAATGGAAAAAGGTAAGTTTGTTATTGAATCACAAACTAACTACACAATAACCGAAACAGATTACATACCTTGTATGATTCAAGATTGGCGTAATACTTCACAGCCATATGATCTAGTAGATATGCAAGACTTTGTATTACCCTTATCAGTAGCAATACCACAAAGTAAATTAGATGAGGGATTAGCAGCATTAGATGAGTTTAGAACATTATTAAATGGCGCTGATGATACAATAGGTGATTACAAAGTAGGGTTAAGAATTGGTCAACCAAGCCCACCAAGTAACCCAATAGCACACGCAGGAGAATATTATATATTAGTAGATTTAATTATAATGTTAGGTGCAGCTAAAGATGTAATATATGGAAATGTAATAGAGTTTAAAATGGCAGAACACGGAGAAACATTACAAGCAATAAGTTTAATGCAAGCAGATATAGCAACAACAACAACAGTAACAACTTCAACAAGCACATATATAACAACAGTAAAAAACGGAAAATCATTACAAACAATATCGGTCAATGTAATACATCAACCAAGCAAATCAATATCTAATATATTACTTAATGAAATGTGGCAATCAACAAGCCCAAATCAAACTTATGATATTAGTTTTAAATATAGTTCAACAGTAACAAAAACTGCGGAAGTAGTAATAACTAACATAGCTCAACATATCGAAAAAGGTGTAGTTATAGGTTATGGATTAACTTTCCAAAAGGCGTGATAATATGGCTAACGATCATACATTATATATCAAGAATGGCGTAGTAACATCGGCACCACAAGCAAATCAAAACCCAAGTGTAGCACAAGCACCTAATCAAGAGGGTGCAGCTATGACAGCAGTTAAAGCAACTGTGTTAATTCAATTAGGTAAACAAGTTATGAATAGCACAATATCACAAATAGGTTATGTTACAGGTGATTATGAATTGCAAGAACAAGCTGAAACAGTAACTAAGATAATAGGTATAGCAGCAGGATTGCTTATACCTGGCGCAGCAATACCCATTATAGGTGGGTTAGCGGTATCAACAGGTTTTGACATTTATGCGTTAAACATTAAACAACAAAGATTACAATATAAGCAAGAACAGAATAAAGTATTAACAGGTGAAGTATCGGTGAATGGAGGTAGGTATTAAATGGCAGTAGTAATAACAATAAATGATGTAGAAATATCTGCTGAAATGGAAATAATAGAAGTCTTTAACAATAACGATGAATTGAGTTCCCTTGTTTTAGAAATTAAAAACAGCGAAGAAGATGAAGCGTGGGGTATGGATTTAAATGTTACAGTAGTTGAGGGCGAAAACACAGACTATTATATTACAGGACACGATGCATTTGTAAGAGCAGGTAGAAACCCTGACTTATATAATCATAGAATAACATTATTTGAAGTAGCAAAAAGATTAGAAAGAATCACTATGCCTAGCTTATCATTTTTACAAGCATTAGACACAACAACATATACAAAGTTAGATGTAATAGATAGAGCATTAAAACTTATGACTATTGAAGAATATGCTAATCGTGGATTCTGGCGAGAATATGATATAGAGGGTTTAGGTGCTAGAGATGGTGATGATGCTTATATCGTTGGAAATTTATCAGGACTAGCATTAAGATTATATGGTGAGAAAGCACCAGAGTTTCAATTCACAACACCAACATTAAGAGAAATATGTGATGAGGTATTATCTACATTAGGTGGACATACAATCATAACAGAGTTTGATACGATTGATATTGAATATTATGAGGGAACAGGTAGTGAGATAACACTATCAACAGTAGATGAAATAACTGGCTCACAATCAATAGAAAAGAACGCACAAAAGTTTGATATATATATGGAGAACGCAATTAGTGAAAACAACTTAAATAAACAAGCAGTAATTTATCCATCAACTCAATCTTATGGAAGTGTGCGAAGTGAAGAAACAGAATTAACAACTACTAACTTTGTGATGGAAGTTAGCGAAGAAATAGAACGAGTATTAAAGTTTGAATTATATGCAGATGTAACAATCAATTATACGGATGATTCCTTAGTTGAACAAACCTTTGATGGAGTATTAGAAGTAGATATGACAGATTATGTATTTACAAAAAGAGCGTGGGAATCATTAGATTATGATTTCGTAAACTGGATAAGTGAAAAAGTTAAAAATAACACATTATACTTTGATGGCAAACAAATTAAAGGGTGGCACGAAGATATAGACATATTCACAGCGTTTGGAAATATTAGTCAATGGCATTTAATATTAGGACAAATGTTATATGAAAGTGAACCAGTAGGTGGTATGACACAAGTTTCAATCGGAGCATTAAATAAGCCAAGTTTTAATACATCAGTTAAAGACTTTATGTTTCGTATAACTTACATACCAAAAACTAACTCACGATTACAATTAGAAAAAGACAAAGAATTATCAACAGGAATATTATTTGCTAATCAAACTGATAGAATAGTAGATAGTGAATTGTTAGGACAAAACTTAAAAAGTAAATTAGATCGTGATGGTGCAAAAGAATTAGTGTTTATTCGTAGAGATTCATATGCGAATAGATTTCAACTTAATGATTTTTATGGGAAGTATAAAGTAGTATCAGTTACTAATCATAGACAATCACAATTCACATTATCAATAGCAACATTATCTAAATATTATTCAAATAGAAGTAAAAGAATAACATTAGCAAACAAGCCAAGAATGACAGCAATAAGTGGTGACACAGTAGTAAGAAATGATATTATAAATGAATATATGATATTATCAAGAAGCGCAAGTGAAGCAAACAATTCATATATAGTTCAAGATGGTATCACTAGATTCTTAGAAACATTAAACAATGGAGTAATAGCAAGTGATAATCCAGTTGAATTAGCTACCTGGAGTGGTGTTTCAGCATTAATGGTAAGTTGTATATCACAAGGTATAGAAAATGTCTTACACTTCAAATTTGGGTTTGATAATCCAATATCAGCAGGTAAACAGATAACCGAGCAAGATAGTGCTGATGTTAACGATTATTTTAGATACGCAAATGAAGATGGAACATTCACAACATTTAGTTTTAAATTATATGGAGGTATGCAGGCATCACCTGACACATTCGCACAACGAGCATTAAATGCTCAAAATTTACCACATACAGATTTAACAGATATGTCATTTACGGAAAAATACTTTGATATTGATGGGTTGCATATCATTAAAGATAGTGGTGAGATTTATAATATGACTTATCAAATGACTATTGTTAGTGATGAAGATGATATTATAGTAGGCAGAAAATTAGCAACAGAAAACTTGTTAGTGGTTAAAGACAATGAGATTATGTATATTTATACACAAGAAACAAAATTTACTGACAAGATAAAGATACCAGATGGAGCAACTTCGCAAGTGTTAGTTATGGGAACACCTGCAGATCAAGATGAAGTCAAAATAATAATAAGTGACACGGCAGCAAGAGGTGCAATTCAATTAACAACAAATAGACCAACAACTAAATATTGGGCTATTGGAAATGATAATAGAGATTTATATTTTGCAGTAAATTATATTGATGAAGATGTGATTTACTTTAATCCAAAGCATAAAAGGAGTGATTTATAGTGGTTAATAATGCAATAGTAATAAAAGAGAATGGTAGTGGTGGATTAGCGTTATTAAATGCACAACCGATCTATCGCTTATCATCAAGTAAAAATGTGGTATATTTATATGCTTCGTTTTCAACTGCTAACACAATACGAGTAGGATTCTTACTTGCAAACGGAGTGTCACCAGAAATGAGAAAAGTATCGCAATCTAGTGTAGATGTTGATACTCTTATAGAAAGTGTAGACCAAGAAGAAGGGTATCACTTATGGGAATATTATATCCCAAGTGCAATACTTAATGCAGTAGCAGCCAAAAACGCAAGTGATGTAATTATCTCATTTAGTGAAAGTGAAATTGAAGATGAAGCCGATTACTTAGGAACAATCACAAGTGATATGGTAGATGCAGATGGTGATTTAGATGCTGTATATGCTGACCCTGATGTTGGTAATTTTGCCAATGTTTGGGAAATTCCTAACAATTTATTCTTTTCATGGCTAGTAACAGGAGTTAGCCCAACAGTATGGGAAAAACAAGATAGCGTATTAAATACAAAACTTGTAGGAACAACAGGACAATTAACATTATCAGTAAACGCATCAGTAAATAGTGATGATGAAGAAATAGACATAACAGTTACAGATATAATGTTTGATGAAATAACTGATTTGTGGACTATTGTATATGCCTTAACAGGTGATGTAAGTGCATTAATGGAAATAGCAGATTACGATACAGAGGGAACAGCAACAGAATCAGTTAAGTACGCTCGAAACATTGGAGAAGATGGCGTTGAAGATACTGATTTCATTGCGTATGCAACAGCTAAAACAAAACTAGATTATATAGATCAAGATGTTAAAGAAGCAGCAAGCCCAACATTCGTTAAAGTTACAGCGCCAACGATTGATTTAGGCACAGTAGAGCAGCAAGCCCAACATTCGTTAAAGTTACAGCGCCAACGATTGATTTAGGCACAGTAGATGTAACTGAAGAATCAGATGAGCGAGTTCAAGCTGAATTTGATAGTGGTAACATTATTATATTAGGTGAAGAACTTAATTACCTGTTCAAAAATGATAGTGGTGCACAAATTGATAAAGGAACACCAGTATATATAAGTGGTGCAGACGGAACAAATGTATTAATCAAGCCTGCAATCAATACTAATCATGATATAGCGATTAGAACAATAGGAGTTATGAAATATGATACAGCTTCAGCAGCAAAAGGAAAAGTAGTATTATTTGGTGCATTAATAAATGTAGCAACCGATGGTAGTCTAGCAAGTCCAACAGAAACTTGGGCAGCAGCAGATGAAATTTATCTAAATGGAGTAGTAGGAACATTAACAAATGTTAGACCGACAGGTAGCGATAGTGTTATCTTTATCGGTGTTGTTCAACGAGCACACGCAACAGTAGGAGAATTAACAATTCAACCTAGACACTTACCAGTAATTACCGAGTTAAGTAAAGTCAATCCTGCTTGGGCTGATTTAGTAGATGGCGACTTCTTAACATACGATGCAGCAAATGGTTATATGTCAGTTCATAATTTAAATAACTATTCATTTAGTAAAACAGGATGGCCAGTTGATGTAGTTAGTTTAATTACATTATCTTTTGAGAACTCTACTAGAACATTTACATTAGCGAAAGTTAGTGCTGATGTTGATTATTGGGTAAGTAATGTTAAATATACATTATCAACAAGTAAAACGGTTGTAATTGATGATACAGAAGGATTATGGTTTATTTATTTAGTAGGCGACACATTAACAGCAAGTCAAACAGCATGGGATTTAAGAGCAGATAACTCAACACCAGTTTCAGTTGTGAATTGGGACGCTACTAATAATGAAGCAATCGCAATAGCGTTTGAAGGACATAGTTATGAAATGGCAGGAGTAGACCATTATGACAGCCACTTTGGGTTAGGAACTATTCATATAAATGGATTAGCAGTAAGTGATAGTGGTAGTGATACATTAAATGTAACTCAAGGTAAAATCGCTGATGAAGATATTTTAGTTAGTATTACAGATGATGATACGCCTAGCGCAGTTTGGTCTCAACCTCTAACACCTTTAAAATCATATAAATATTATAGAGATGGTGCAAATGGAGATTTACGCAGAGCAGATGATAGTACAAGCCCATTCTATATGTTAAGTAATAAAGTTCAATTAAATCCATATGGTGGTGCAACTTGGGGATTAACTCCAATGACTAACAATAAATATGGTGCATATTGGGTTATCTATACAAGTGATATTACTAACCCAGTTAAAATATTCTTAGGACAAGAAGAAGCTGACAGTTTAAATGATGCGCAAGAAGATAATACATTGAGCACATTAGATTTAGGTAGTGTACCATTTGAAGAAATTAAAGTAGCATATAGAATCCATATTTTGAGATTACACAAATTGATAATATGCTCGTCGATCCTGTTACAGGTATTCCTGTCAATACACCAAGCTCACACGGTGCGCTAACGGGTTTAGCTGATGATGACCATACACAATATTTAAACTCAACAAGATTAGCACTCACAACAGTTGTTGTAGGTTATGATAATAGTTCAAGTAGTTTAGCAGCCGTTGAATTAGGAACAGCAATAGATGAAGTTGAAGATAGAGTTGATACGATTGAAGCAGACAGAGTTGAAAAAGACTTGTCAAACGATACAGATTACCCTATCGCAACGGCAGCAGGTATAGTAGATGATAGTTTAACAGATGTGTTTATTGATGATAATGGCACAGCTAAGAAAATCACACTTAATGAAATCTATACAGGTGCAAATGCAGCTACAGGTGCTTTCGTAGCAAGTGGAGATTATCAAGCAGATGGTTTAGGTGCATATGAATCAGCAGTATTAGATGTTCATACATTAGTTGCAGGTGCTTCGGTTGGTAAAATGAAATGTACAATTAAGGCTATGGAAACAGGTAAGATAATTTATTTTGATTTTCCAACAATAACAAGCAATACAAATCCATTAGAGATTTCAACAGATGATGGAAGTAATGACTTTGATGCACTAGTAAATGGTAGCACAATTTATGCTGAATTATTTAGTGATAAAAAAGGAGTACCATTCCAATTCGATGGCTCAAACTTTATCGCAGATATCGAAGCACTATTATCACAAGAAATCACATATGATGAAGTAATCGAAAGCTCATACGGCACAGTCGCACCAGTAAAAGGTAGCCCAGTCATTAATGAAGTATTAGGGTTAAAGCTTAATCAATTTAATCTATTAGGGGATAAAGCAAGTTCGTTATCAACAGGTAATTACTTTACGCAAGATAGTGCTGGTGATTTAGTTGCTCAAACAGGATATAGTGCAAGTCATTTAACTTTCTCAATAATTACTGGAAATAAATATTTTATAAGAGTAAAAATGGCTTCAACAAGTGTTAATACATTAAGAGGTGATGACCTAGAATTTGCGTTTAGTGATGCAAGCTATGACTCATCTTCTGATAGTGTACTAAGTGCAAACGCATTAGAAGTATATGGAACAATAACAGCGACAAAAACATTACTAGCAAACATACAAGTAAGAGCAAGTTTAGCGGGAACTCAATTTGATAATT